CAGGGTTTCTCGTTCCTTGGCGTTTTCCTGTGTGCCGCGTGTGAACGCTTGCTGTGCGAGATAACCGCGCTTGAGGTCTTGAACGGAGATCACGGAGCCGTCCTTCAGGCGCACGTTCGCAGCGTCAGCTACAAACTTGCCTCCCGAGGCCTCTTCCTCTGGTCCGTCTTCCTCGTCGGTCTCTGCTTCAGCGTCGGCTTCGTCAGTCGCTTCCTCGGCTTCAGGCTCTTCGCCCTCTTCCGTCTCGGCTTCTGCGTCCGCCTCTTGGTCTTCGCCCTGATCTTCCGTCTGGAGGTCCGTTTCCGGGTCCGCTAAAAGTCCAGCAATGGCATCAGCGCCGTCGTTAAAAGACAACGCCTCGTCGTTACCAGCGGCCGGGGCCGGGTTGGTATCTGACATTCAGTTCTTCCTTTTGATGTTTGCCAACGGTCCTAAGCGTAGGGGCTGGCTTCTCCTTGCTCGACGGGTTCCGTCTTCATGATGAAGCGGGACAGCATCGATCGGATCTCGTCGATCACAGCCACCTTCTGCTGAAGGCGGAGGATCGTGGTTCGGTTTTCAGCATCGGCTGCGGCGAGCGTATCAAGCGCCTCAGTCCGCATTTCTGCTAACGCCGCTATGAATACTGGGTCGTTCTGAAGCCGTTCGGCTTCCTTGGCGAGGTGGTCGCTCACTTGCTGGCCTGCCACTTGAGATGATTGCGCCCATAGACGAACCAGAGCGCTAGGTTCATCGGCAGCAGGCCCCAGGCGCCGACCGCATAGATCCAGATCAGCCAAAGCAACTGGTTGCCAAGCCCGACGAGCCAAGCCTGCGGGTGCTTGTTACCGGCCAGCAGCGTCATCCAAATGGTGACCGCCGACAGAAACCATGGAAGATAACTGGCTATAAACTCCATTACTCGCTACCGACCGGCTTGGCCTGAGAAGACTCCATCTTCTGCTGATGGGCTTCCTGGCTCTGCATCGACTTGAACACGCCGGCCTCCATCTGTTGGCGGTGCTGTTCGGCCTGCATCGCCATCTGCTGCTGCGCCATCTCGCGCTTCATCTCCAGCTCGGCAAATTTCAGTTCGCGCTGTAGCTGGAACTCGAGCAGTGCCATTTCCTTCTCAAACTCGAACTTCTGCTGATCCTTGGCCATCTCAGCTTGGGTCTTGCGGTCCTGCGCCTCGATATCGGCCTGCATCTGCACGGCCTCAATCTGCGCCTTGCGCTCGTCAGCCTGCTGGGCGATCTGGGCGCCAACCTGCATTTCCTGCCCGCGCATCTGCAGCTCAGCCTGCTTGATCTGCGTATCGGCCTGGATCTTCATCATGGCCGGGTCAGGCTTGGGCTGCGCGGCCTGTTGCTTCATCTGCTCGAGCATCTCAGGCTTGATATCGAGATAGAACTGATCCGGGTTCTTGATCCCTGCGCTCTCTGCCAGCTTCGTTGCCGTCAGATTGATCTTCGGGACCATCTCCAAAGCCTGCGCAGAGAAGCCAGCCGCCGAAAGGCGATCGGTCATTGCAATCTGCACGCCAAGGATCTGGTTCAGCATCGCCATATCGCGGTCGCGGGAGCCGGTGCCAAGCCCGATATTGATGGTCGCGTCCATGTTCGCGTTCCACGAGCGCGGGTCCATTTCCACCCACGAGTCACGAAGCCGAATGGTGCGCGGACGGTCCTGGTGCTTGACGACCAGCTTCAGGATCTGCCGGAACACCCGCTTCCATCCCAATTCAGCCTGATTGCGTGCGATCAGCTCGATCTGCGAATAAGCCGCGTCCTTGGTATTATTCGCCGCCGTGGCCGTCTGGTTGGACAGCGACTCCGGATCCAGCGCCATGGTAGAGCGCGAAACGCCGGTTCGCATCTCACGTACCTGGTCGAAGTGCTGCAGCGCCAGCAAGGCCTTGTCGCCAATGTACGGCACAGCCATCGGAACGGGCGGAACGCTGCCCTTCTTATGCCAAACGGTCGCGCCAAACCTTGGGCTGCGCAGCGTCTCCGGGTTGATGACCGAGTTCTCTTCGGCCGTCGTCATCGGGTTATTCACCCAGTAGGTATTATCCAGAAACTGACGGGTGATTACCGTCTTGACGCGCTGAATGTCGTTCGTGTCGTCAAACACCGACCGGGCATCCCAGCGATGCGGGACAGGCTCGCAGGGGATGTCAGAGAACGGCACGTCGTCCTCCCATACCTCCCAGTCCAGAAGCTCGCCTGTACCACCCGGACCCGCGTAGAACGCACGTACGGTCTCCGCAACCCCGTCTCCGTCCACGTCAACCTTGATGTAGCATTCGAACAGCTCGACCAGAGCCATCGAGTTGTCACCAACGTTGACGAACATTCCGGACTCGCCTTCAGTCCGGGACAACTCCTCTTCGCGCATGGCCGAGAAGCGATCGGTCGGCAGGCCCTCGACCAGTTCGCGGTCAAAGCCCATCTCGATCAGATCGGATTTGGTGACATCCTCGGGATGGCCGCAGAACCGGGCCTCCTCAATGCAGGTGGCTTCGCGGTTGATCAGCAGCCGCTTGATGCACTTGACGCGCAGCCGGCCGGAACTGGTAACCCGCTTGACCTTGACATTATAGGTTGGGATTGGCATCTCGATAGGCTGGCCGTCAGGCCCCGGAACCTGGATAGACTGCGGTTCGCCCTGATTGAGAGCGACAATCTCGACATCCTGGTCAGACTGCAGGATAGCAATCTGCTCTTCCGTCATGCCGGAATGCTCGGAATACTCACACTCCTCCTTGTCGTCCCACCAGTGCTTCACAATACCGTTGCCGAGCAACAGCGAGTCGTGCGTCGCGTCCCACATGATGCGATAACCGGGGTTATCCTTCATGAAGACGTAATTGATGTAGTCCGTTGCCTGCTTGGCAAACGGCTCGTCAGCCTCTTTCTCGGGCTCGTACATTGCCATACGATCGGAGGCCGTGAACACCCGGATAATGCCCGGCAGCATCCAACCGATCGTGTCGGCAACGTCCTTGGAGACGACCGACGAGCGCCCAGCCATTGCCGGCGTATCGGACATCTCGCCCCGGTAATACTCCATCGCAGTCGCGCGCTTATGGGATAGCTCGGTCTGGTCGTATGTCAGAGCGGAATTGATCTCTTCCGACAACAGGGCCTTCAACCCGTCATCGTCGAGTTTTTCGCGCTCAATCATTCAAACAATCCAGTCATCTTCCGGCTCTTCAACGACAGGCTTGCCGCGCGGCTCTTCATACGAGACACACATCAACCCGAAAGCATCTGCGCCATGGCTGGCCCAATCATGCTCAGGCCCCATCAAGGCCTCTCGCTCATCGTCCGATTTCTTTTCGTGGTACCAGCCGAGGGCATCGCGCCCGTCTTCTGTCGTGTCCTCATCAAACCAGATCGAGTTAAAAACCCGGCGGCCGGCCTCGACGCGCATTTTTGCAGCGCCCTTGCCCTGGTTCGGGATAACCGTAACGGTGTATCCAGCTGCCTCGAATAGGCTCCTGAACGATGCGTCTATGGTCCTGTCGTTAGTCTCACCATCATGCGGCAGGTAGATATCTGCCCGTTCAGGCTTGTAGCCCTTCGAGTGCAGCCACTGAATATGCGTAGCAAGGGGCTGCCCCTGTGCTTCGTAATAATCCCTGGTTCTGATCTCTTTGCCGATAAACTGCGCCGGCCACATCGCGAAGGCGTCTGCCTTGGCTCCCGTGCCGCCGATGTCAACGTAGATCCGAACCCGCATAACGGGGTCGAACGGCACCCTACCGATACGCTTTTCTTCACGAGCCTGCAGCAGGAACGGCGCGTAATAGGCGCCATCAACCGCAGTGACGAAGTCGCCTTCCCAGATATGCTTGTATTGGTCCGGCCGCTTTGCTTTATCCTCTGCCAGCGTCTTCTTGAGCGTAGATGGAAACCACGGGTTATCCCGCCAGTTCATCTGCACGATCTTGGAGTCTTCCGGCGGGCTTTCTCGAAACCGCTTGTGCGTGGCACTTTTCTTGCGAGCTGGGTTCCACGTCACCCAGATCTCAGCGCCTTCCTCACGAACCGTAGGAATGGCCGTTGACCACGCCAACTCAGATACCGGCTCGGCTTCATCGACCCACAGCAGGAGGATCTTGGCTTTCGACTTGATGCTAGACAGGTTATGGCGAAGACCGATGAACGCATACGAGATCCGACCATCCCTGGTGCGGATAAACTTCTCTCCGACCTCATAGGCTGCAGCTAGCCAGGGCTCTTCCTGGATGGCCGCCTTAACCTCAGCAAGCGAGCTGTCGTCCAGCGAGTTCATGAACTCACGGCCGCAGACAATCACCCCCGACAACCCGGCTTCTGCGAACATTAACCCGCGAACGGCAGTCATCTTGGCAAAGGTTCTGGTCTTTGCCGATCCGCGCCCACCATGAGCGCATCGATACATAGCCTCCCCGGTAAAGACCGTGACGAGCTTGTCAGGTATCCTCAATTGCGGGGCGAACACCGACGAGTTCGATTCTGGTGAACTTGATTGGAGCTCCGTCATCATCACCTGAAATTGGCTGTGTCGGCTTACCCCAGCCACGGTCCAACAGGCTGTTGGCAGCCGAGACGCGAGCAGCGTGTGGCGCTTCTGACTGGTTCATGATGCTGGCAAGTACATTCAGCGCCGACTCGGTATGGCTACGCGCCAAAGACCGAATTTCGGTAGGAGTTTTAGCCATTTGTCACAGTTTGGTTACTCTGGTTCTTCTACCGGATCATCCGGCTCTACATCCAATGATACCGTCATATTGGTTACTTCAGTCGCGTCAGGGAGACCTTGCAGAAATGACATGGCTTCCTTGCGGAGCAACCTTCCCATCGACCGTGGCGGCCTGCTTGGCGCCTTCGGTAACGGCTTCTCGTCAACCCTGCGGCCGATCGTGATGTTCTTCGCGGCCCTTACGTCCGAATTATCAAATGACCAGATTTCGCCCGTCTCGTTGACGATGCAGATCCACTCGTTGTCGCCGTCTATGCCGTGGTCTACTAGGAACTTGGCCAGAGCCATGCCACGCGGAGTATCTAACCAGAGATGCTGCTGCAGCTCGTGGATGGTACTCACTAGTCGAGTTTGCCGAAGTTCAGGCGCTGGTAAGCCGTCGCCATAGTAACCTCGCCGAGACGGTCAGATTCAATTTCTTTGGCAGTACGCAAGTTCATAATTTCACTCACGTCTCCACTAACCTTGGCAGTCTCCCCTTTAGCGCAATACCGGAATAGATTGCGCTTATCTAAGATAAGCCTCATATCATCTAACATCACCCCGCATCCTTTGACGGGGTTACTCCAAACATGGCGTCAAGAAGCCACTTGGTATCATCAGATACGGTAATCTCGCTCGGGGCCGTATCGATCTCCCTGTCATGCGGGATAAGCGCGATCGAAGTGGCAAGCGAGCAGTCCTTGCTGAACTCCGCGTATAGCCTCTCCATGTCACGCTTGTTCTGGAAATCCCGGATCTGGATAACCTTGGCGGTCATTTAACTACCCTCAACGCTAGGGGGCTAGTCTTAGTGTCCAACCGGGCGAAGCCACGACGGTCAAAACACCTCTCTCGGGCCGGGGAGCATTCACCCCGCTCCACAGACAGTGCCTGCTCCAAGCCCGCGAGGATCTTGGATGACGGCTCAATCTTCTTTTGGGTAAGAGTGGCCATCGTCAAATCCTTCTTTGTACGCCGCCGCTCGCTCCGATGCCAAGAAGGCGATCAGATCCCGGATAATATCCTCAATGCTAATCTTGCGCGAAACGCTTGCTTCATCATGCATATTGCACTTCTCGTGAATGGGCGGATGAGTAGAATCTAACGTACCCACGATCAATACGCGCAGGTTCTCTATCTCGGCCGCGCGGCCTCCATCATCATTTCCCACGCCCCGTTTTGAAGGGACGGGCCTCCACGGTCAGTGACATGCTTACGAAGTCGATCGACAACATCGTCCGCCATTTGTCGCTCCTCGAATTGGGGTGTCCCGGCCCTATGGGCTGGCAGGTACGGCGTCAGGGGAAACGCGGTTGCTGCTCTCGGGACAAGACGGCCAAAGCCCTTTTCGGCAATAGGTGCTATTCAGTGGCTTGCCGTCTTATGGGTATCCGCGCAACCCTACCGAACGGGAGGGGGAGGATGAAGCGAAAGAGCTGCGCGGAATCAAAAAGGCCAGAACCGGTTTCCCCGCTCTGGCCGCAATTGTAATCATCTATTGATGACTGTGAGTGATTTGTAGCTTCGGGTCAATACCGAAATGCTTGACAAGATCGTTTAATCCACAGCAGAGCAATTCAAGCTCCCCATCTTTCTCGATCTTCATATCCCGCACCGCGTAGTAGGCAACCGCCTTCTGTGCCCGCTGCCCGCCGATCGATTCAAACGCCTTGTTGTAGCGCACCGAAATGGCCTTCACGACATGCGCCGGAATCTCAGATCCTATACCACCCCGGATGCCGCCCAAATTCATGGCCTGGGGCGTCACTGGCGGGTATCCCTTCGCAGCCAGGTACTGGCTAGCCAAAGTCGCATAGGCCCTCCCAGCCTCGCACTGAGCCGGCGTAATGCGCTTTAGAAGCATTAGGCGCCCAAACTCGGATTCGGCCTCGGGAAACTTCCTAAACTCGACCGGGACAACTACCCGGTGCGGCTGCTCCGATACCTGTTGCTTTGGATCGACATAGACCCTCTGTGCCCGCCCGTTCTTCTCTCGAGATACCCCGATCTTCCTCTTACGGCCTGCCTTGCTAATTCTGATCACATCTTGCCCCGATGCTCGTTAAGTTGGACTCGAATTTACGCCGACTCAGTGGTAATCTTCCTCATGACCTTCAAACTGACCAAGAAGATGAAGGAACGCCTCGATTTCATCGAGTCTTTGCCCGTGTCCGTGCGGTATCCCGTTCACCGCAAGATGGCGCTTAAGCACTGTCTAAGGTTCCGCCAATTCATGGCCGAGCCAGGCGTCATCCCCACTGACGTGCCAGACGGGATGCCAAAGTTCCTGCTGAAGAAAACGCAAATCAGGATGGTCAAGCTACGCATCTGGCGATCCACAGGCGTTCGCCCCTCAGATAGTTGATCATTGGCCTGCGCGTCGGGATAGCCTCCCACTGAGATGCGGCCACTGCTAGGATTTGCTCTGGTGTCATCTCAGGATTCCTTCAAAATGAAGCCGATCATAGTGCGCCAAGTTTCGTCCGGATCGGCAAATTCAGGACCTTCGCCTGCGAGCATACCAAGCAGAACCATCCCATCGGTAGGCTCTCGCATAGCCTCAATGGCTGCGCGAGCGCTTTCCATGTAGCCGCCTCCAAATTCTCCCCAGTGGATATCAAACAATCGCGAGCCTTCCGGTCCACTATCGTTGGCAGCCATCGCCTTTGCCACTCTCTCGATCATCTCCGTCATCTCATTCTCCCTTGGGGTTACTGCATTGAGAAAAAGTCTGTTGGATCAGAGAAGGCAAGAATCTTGGCACGAACTCCACAGAACGGTGACCACTATTGGGCGCCCACAAAGCCGTCGTTTTCTTACCGGGAGTGTAACGCTCTCCTCCAACTGCCGATGTTATATGCGCCACCTTCGGCTGGGCTAACTGGTTACTGAGTGCTAGGGCTGAAGCCATTCGAGATATGCTCCGAGAGCGGTCATTGCATGCTCGGCATGGTCGGGATCGGAAGCGAAGGGGCATCCGAGATAGGAAGCAAGCCGTGCTTGGCGAGGACGTCCCTCGGGCATCGGCAGGCCTCCGAGTCAGGATCCGGCCCAGCCCACTTCGACCACTTGCCGAACGCCTTGTAGGACTTGCAGACCGCCTCCCAGTCCGTTTCCTCGGCCGTCATGACCACAGCTTCCCGTGGCGGGGCCTTCTTGGCGTGGGCATCCGCGATAGGGTTGTCGAAGTAGCTCAGCGTGGTGATCGATGGCTTACGCTTCACGATGTCGGTAATCACGGCTAGGCAGATATCTTCCTGGTAGCCCTGCGAAAGCCACAGACCGGCACGGGACGTCTCAGGCAGGTTCGGCGAGTTGGCAGCCGCGAAGGCCCGAACTATCGCTTGCTGAAAATCACCTGTCCGAACCTTCAAAGGATCACGCGCCTCTGTTGTGTTCTGTTCTGTTTCTCTTCTCTTCTCTTCTGTGGCGTTACGTAACGTTGTCTGTGTAACGTTACGTAACGTTACATCCGTAGCGGCCTTCAGCTTCTCGCGATGTTTCTTGACGCGCGCTCCAGCGTCATCTGACTTGAACTGGCGCCCTTGCCAATTGTGCGGCGAGAACACACCGCCGTTGTCGTCAAGGAGCTTCGCCTTGACCAGTTTTGTAATCAGCTCGGCTGCGCGCGGCGTCTTGACGCGGAGCACTACGGCCACGTCCTCGATGTCCGGCAGAACGCCGTCATTCTTAGCGGCGATGCACAGCAGGTTCACCCAGGCGCGGTACAGGTCATCCGGCAACTTGATGAGCTTCGGGTCGTTCACCACGTCGTCGTAGAATCGGAACCAGTTGCTCATTGCAGCACCACTGACGGCTTATTAAGCGCGATCCACTTGGTGTATCTCCGCTCATGGGTCAGCACGCCAGAAAACTCCAGAGTGCCCTGAGCAACGTAGGGGGAGTATCTTGCCTCAACCAGATCCCTATAGGCGGAGCAAACGGCAGCAAGAGCGTCATACGGCGTGACGCTAAACCACTCCCCATTTAATCGAGAGTGGCAAAGAGCGTTATGCACGGCGGCCTCCACTTCGCGGGCGACTTCCCTTGAAAAGCAGTCAACCGAAGCAAAGTGGCTGACTTGAAGAGGCGACGAAGTATTGATGGTATTGATACGGGTTTCC